TGAAGAACATCTGTAGAGAGGCAGGTCGCGGTACGGGTAAGAGTACCATTCTCGGTTGGTTTGTTAAGGAAGCTGTTCGCCAAATGCCACGTGCTACGGGGGTGCTTGTAGGAGCTACCTTTGTTCAGATAAAGAGCAGAACCTTTCCGTCTACTAAGGAAGGTCTCGAAATGTTTGGATTTTACGAAGACGTGGACTACGTGGTAGGACGTAATGGCAAGGCTCTCGGATTTGCAATGCCTTTCCAAGCTCCTAACTCGTGGAGTAATGTGGTGCATTTCTCCAATGGCTTTATATTGGTGCTCGTCTCCTTAGACGACCCCAACAGTGGACGAGGTTTGAACGCCTATATTGTCATTGGTGACGAGGCAGCTCTCTTAGAATACGACCGCTTATTTAACAATGTACTCACAACCAACCGCGCCAAGAAAATAGAGTTTAACAAAGCAAGCCTACTGAATGCTACTATTTTCACCTCCTCTGTTGCTCTTACCAAAATAGGTGAGTGGTTCACCGCCCGCGAGAAGCTGGCATTAGCTAAGCCTAATGAATACAAGTTTATCAAAGCTAATGCCTATGTGAATGTGGAGAACCTTAAACCAGGATGGATACAAGAAATGTACGAGCAACGCGTAAGTGATTTACTCTTCAATGCCGAAATTCTAAACAAACGCCCTGGTAAAGTAACAGATGGCTTCTATGCCAAACTCAGCGCTGACAAGCATTATTACAAGTACCAGTACAACACTACCGCCCTGCAAGACTTCTCGCAGAGCTTCACCCCCTCCTGCACCTACGACAACGATTTAGTAAGAGGAGTACCCCTCGAACTCTCGCTCGACTTCGGTGGGCGTATCAACTGTGGTATTGTAGCCCAATGGAGCAAGGTAGCCAACACTATAACAATACTGAAAGACTTCTTTGTCAAAAATCCTCTCAAACTTTCAGATTTGATAAAGAAAATCATAGACTATTACGAACCCCACCGCGCTACTTGCAATAAGATATTCCTATACCACGACCGTTCGGGATTTAAAAGTGAGGCTAACAGTAAGACCACCCTCGCCCAAGATGTGGAGGATATGCTACGTACAGCAGGCTGGCAGGTGTATAACAAGACTCCTAACAGCAATAACCCAAGCCATATTCTCAAATTCCGCCTTATCAACGAGATATTAGAGGAAAACAACCGCGCCCTGCCCTTCGTGCGCATCAATGAAGACAACTGTCCTAACCTCATTGTTTCAATGGAGAACGCTGCCGTAAAACAGAAGGAAGATGCTTTTGAGAAAGATAAAAGTAGCGAACGCTCCTCTACCATACCACAAGAGCACGCTACCCACCTATCCGACTGTTTCGACTATCTATTATGGTGGAAATATGCCTACCTGCTCGATAACAGCTATCACGACAGTTTTATTATTACCACAGTGTAATAACCTTCAAAACCTGTCCTCCCAAGAATTATACTTCAAGAGAAAAATTTAAAAAAAAATGAAAAAAAGTTGCTAAAAAATTTGGATACTACGAAAATTCGCAGTATCTTTGCATCGTTAAATTAAATGAAGTAATTATGCAAGAAGAATTGACAACGAGCCAAGAGCTCACAGAACAAGAATGGGACCTTATCCAAGCGATTAGAAATTACAAAAGAGCTTATCCCAATGGTTCAAGAAATCTGTTAGCCTATATCTATGAATTATTAGCGAGGCTATTAGATAGAGATTAAAAAGAGCCCCTTAGGGGGCTCTATCTTAACAATAATAAAATGATTTAATATGGAAGTAGTAGCAAAACAAAAGAAGCTCACAATGATGCAACAATTAGATGATATTATGATAGATGTATCTTGGCGACAAATAGCTCAAGATTATTTTGGCAAATCTTCATCGTGGATATACAATAAACTTCACGGTCGTGACGGTAATGGAGGAGAAGGAGGTTTTACCGATATTGAGAAACAACAACTACAAGGAGCTCTATACGACATTGCTGAACGTATACGTCGCGCAGCAAGTACCATAACACAGTAAGCATTATTACTGTCTTTAATTTAACACCTGCAGAGGCACACTATATTATTGTGTGCCTCTGCTTTTATTTTTTCTCTCCACTCGTACAACTCGTAACTCTCATCATATATCGCTCCAAAATTCTATTTTCAAATTGTAAAAACAATTAAGGCGGCGATGGGGTTTTCGTTCGCTCAATGAGTGCCAGAGCACGCCTGCACACTCCTAACTCTTCACTTTCAATTATTTATATCTTATTTTGTGAGAATTACACCTGTCCTTTCCTATCTTATACCTACCTCTTACCTTTGCCCTACCCTAATTAATGCTAAAAAGTGAATAGTAAAAAAATATTTTTAAAAGACGTTCTCGCCGAAATGCGCAAACTCGACGAATGTAAAAAACCCGTGCCATTCAGCATTACCGTACGTACTTATAACAAACAAAATCGATTCGGAGGTAAACTCTGTACTTATCACGGAGCAACCCTAATGCAGCAACCGCGTAATAAGAAATATTTTGAAAAGAACCCTAACCACTGGGAGAATAAAACCCGTAATATCAAACTACACAACGGCACGATTAAGAAAATCTGCATTCTCTTTATTGTGGCTTTTAATGGAAAAGAAGTAATTTACTAATTGACAAATAAATACAATGAAACAAATTGATAAAGATTTTTATATGCTTTCAGCCTCCAAAACGGCTGTTATTTTCGGCTCCGATAAGCAAAACCTCTCTACCCCAAAAACACAAAAGGACTCAAACGACACCGATAAGTATTCCTCTTGGGGCGACAACAACCTATACCCGCAGGAGTTCACTAAGAAACTTAACAAAACGGGTGCGGCTATTGGAGGCTTGGAGGTGCTCATCTCTGCTCACTATGGTTTGGGCTTCCGCCTCTACCAAGATATAGAAAGTGAAAAAGGAGTAACTACCAGAGAACGCCTGCGTACGGCTTTCCCTGATATTGATAGCTTCTTCAAAGCGTGCCGTTGGGATGTTACAATGGCGGAGATTATCGAGGACTTTGAAACCTACGGCATTGCTTTTGTCGAGTATCTACTCGCACCCAACTTCGAGAAAATTGTTTCGATAAAACGCCAACAAGCCCCTCATTGTCGATTAGGAGTGCCCAATAAACAAGGTTTTGTCGATAAAGTATACATCAATACCACTTGGGGCGACACCTTAAAAGAGGAACTAACCTTAGAATTACCATTTTTCTCCGATATTCACAACGTCGAAACTCTCAAAGCCCATTGCAAGGAAAAGAAAATCACCAAGTTTATCGTGCCCGTAATGCGCCCGCTTACTACCGAGAAGAATTATCCAAAAGTAAAATGGCATAGTTCCTTCTACAATGGGTGGGTAGATGTAGTGCTTTCCGTTCCATCATTCAAAAAGTATATGTTTGAAAACCAATTGAACCTCAAGTACGTGATATACATCGCCGATGATTTCTTCCTCCACAAGTTTGGGCGCGAGGAATGGCAAGAGATGCCACAAGAAAAACGCGAAGCCGCCCGCCAAGAAACCATCAGGGCAATCGATGAGCATATGAGCGGCAACAAAGCGGCAGGGCGTTCGTTTGTGTCGCCTTTCTTCCGCGACCAGAACAACAACCTTATCAAGGGTATAGAAGTAATCCCTATCGACGACAAGATTAAGGACGGTAATTTCCTCCCCGATGCCAGTGCAGGCAACTCCGAGATACTCTTCCCTATGGGGGTAGACCCTTGTCTGCTTGGGGCAGGCATACCAGGGGGCAAAAACCTCAGTGGTAGTGGTAGCGACAAGCGCGAGGCGTACACCATACTTTCCACCCGTATGCCTGTAAAGAGATTGCGCACCCTCGAAATTTTCGAGCGTATCCGAGATTGGAACGGTTGGGATGAAACCCTATACGGCAACTTCCCCAATATCAACCTCACCACTTTGGATAAGAACCCTAATGGGCAACAAACGATAGTAAATTAGTAATATTATATGACAATAAAAAATACATTAGAAATCAAACACTTATGAAATAGTGATAAAAATAACTTTCAAAATATTTGTATGTTATTTTTATTATTTGTACTTTTGTAGCGTTCAAACTGAGAGCTATAATTGTATATAGCAGTCACATATTTTTCAACAATATAATCCGTGAAGGGGTCGTATAGTCGTAATACTATACAACAAAAGCATAGCTCTTTGTTTGAACAGCCCCTATTCACGGTTTTTTTATTTTTCATATTATGAATAATAATCTTTTTATACAAGCATTGAAAGCTATAGGTAGTTTGTTTTCAGGTTGCCTTATTTGGTTTATTTTGCTTGCCCTTATTTGGGGTTTGGCAATGATTTTGTACCCTTAAAACTGTCCTTTTCTTTTTACTTGCATCTCATTACCTTTGCCATATATATTCAAAATAAAGTGATATGGCTAAAAATGCAACTGCTTCCCTTACTATTGTCATCAATGGAAAACAAATAGAAGATACTTTTTCAGGACTCAAAAAAGAGGTAGGGAAACTTTCAAGAGAACTCAGTAACCTTACTCCTGGTACTGAAGAATTTCAAAAGAAAGTAGAGGAGCTACGCAACGCACAACGGCGTTTCAATGAGATAAAAAGCGAAGTGGACAACGTAAAGAAGTCTATAGAACAAAGCCTCGAACCTGTTCAAGAATTGCAGGAAAGTATTGGAAAAGTGCCTGAAAAAATGGATGAAATACACAAGAAAACAACTTCTTTAGGTAGTATTTTCCAAGGCGTTTTCAAAGCTAATATTGCCACCTCTCTTTTCGAAGGTTTTATCGGTAAAGCTCGCAATGCTACTGATGAGCTTCTCAAAATATCCGACCTGATGACGGGCGTAGAGAAAACTTCAGGACTCGCCTCTGAGCAGGTGCGTGAGCTGTGGAATGAGTTTGACAATCTCAATACCCGAACTTCCAAGCAGGAATTACTGAACATTGCGCAAATAGGTGGACGACTTGGCATTACCGATAAAGATCAGCTACGTGAGTTTACTACCGAAATTGATAAGATATATGTTGCCCTTGGAGACTCGTTTCAAGGAGGCTTAGAGGAGGTAACTACCAAGGTGGGTAAACTTAAAAACCTTTTTGCCGAAACCCGCGACCAGAACTACGGCGAAGCTCTCAACGCCATAGGTTCTGCACTCAACGAGTTGGGTGCCAACGGTAGTAGTACCGAACAGAACATCACCGAGTTTGCCACCCGTATAGGAGCATTGCCCTCAGTGTTGAAACCCTCTATTGAGAAAACATTAGGGCTTGGTGCTGCCTTTGAGGAGAGCGGTATCGATGCCGAAGTAGCTTCCAGCGGTTACTCGCGCTTTATGAGCATAGCGGGAAACAATCTTGATGCTTTTGCGCGTCAGATGAAGCTCACTAAGAAAGAAGCCTCCGAACTGTTTAACACTCGCCCTGAAGAGTTCTTTTTGCGCTTTGGTGAAAGCCTCAAAGGTTTAGGAGCGGAACAAACAGCAGGTGTACTCAAAGGATTAAAGCTTAACACTGTTGAAATACAGAAGGCATTGGGTACAGCAGGCGACAAAGCTGACCGTTTCCGACAGCTGATGAACCTATCGGGTACAGCTATGCAAGAAAGTACTTCTATACAGAATGAGTTCAACAAGGTAAACGAAAATACCGCTGCTATATGGGAGAAGATAAAGAAAGTATTTGCCGAAACCTTCACCTCCGACACTATGGCGCAATGGTTCGGCGGACTTATCAAGCTACTGGGCTGGCTCACGGGGGTAACCTCCAAAGCAGGCGATGGCGTGAAAGTCTTCCGCGATCGTATCGCCTTTTTAGCAAAAGCCATAGTGGTATGTACTACCGCCGTAGTAAGCTACCGCGCTGCCATCTATCTTTCTACTGTTACTACCAAAGCCGCTTGGCAACAAACTATCTTGTACAATGCCGCCCAAAAAGCAAGTTCTCCTATTATAGCTATAGTTAAAGGGGTTACCTTACTGCTTTCAGCCGCCAAAGCCTCCCTTACAGGCAACACCATTAGGGCTACAGCCGCTATGAGAGCCTTTAATGCAGTAACTAAAGCCAATCCTTGGGGCTTACTCTTAGGGGCTATCACAGCTGTTGTTTCAGCAATAGCTTTATTTAGTAAAAAACAAAAAGAACTCAGTGGTTCAACTAATGAATCAGTAAATTCTTTTGATAAAGAAATTAGCAAGTTAGCCGCTTTACGTAAAATTATAGCCGATAATAATGTCCCTTTAGACAAACGAAAAGAAATTATCGACCAACTCAAAACTCAATACCCAAAATATTTAGAAGGGATTAAAAACGAAGGAACTCTTACTGATGAATTGGCTAAAAAACTTGATCAAGTAAATAGAAATCTAATTTTAAAAGCGCGTCTTTCTAAAAATCAATCTCTCATCGAAGAACAATCAGGTGTTGCTGCTGAAGCACAAGCTAAAATGGAAGTTGAACAGAAAAAGGTGGAGTCTGAAATACGCAATCTACAAAATAAAATAGCTTATGTGGCAGATTTAGATTTAAAAGGAAAAGATTTTGCTACTCAATACAAAACAATCCTCAATGATTCCCAACTAAAACAACGTCCTCAACTTATAGCTGCTTTTCGTATCGCTATGGCTGATTATTTAGAGGCTAAAAAAGAATACACAAAAGAGGAAAAAAAGTTAAATGAGTTACTAAATGTAGGTGCTGAATTAGGATTGCGACAAAAAGGGCAGGAAAAAGATGTGAATTTAGATGACGGAGTAACCGTTTATGGAAATAAAAATACTATTACTGATGATGATGATAAAACCAAAAAACAGCCCAAAGACTACGCCGATGACTATCGTAACGCCAATAAAGCTCGCCTTGTTGCCGAGCAGGAACTTCAAAAGGAAATTACGCAAGGCTTAGAGGAAAGTCTGGACAAACAGCTTGCTATTACCGAGCAAAAGTACAATGATAAGCGTTTTAAGCTACAACAGGAAAATGCTGACTTAGAGCAGGATATTCTAAAACTAAAAACAGAAGCGAAAGGCAATAATGATCCGAACCTATTAAAAACAATCCAAGAAAAACGCAAACTACAGGAGCTCAACAAGAAAATAGCTGTTGAATACGAAAAGCAAGAACAAGCTGAGCTCGCCCAAGTACGCGAGAAGTACTCAGCCAAAGAGGTAGAGCGGACTCTCAAAGAGATGAACGACTGCCTTACAGTAAAGAAACGGGAAAAGGCGGAAGAACTTCTGCTTATTCAGGATTTGGATACTGCCAAAGAAGCCCTACACGGACAGATTTCTGATAAAGAACTTTCGCGTATCCAAACCTTGGAAGAGGCTAAAAAAGCTCTTCGCCGTAAAGCCGATGAAGAGATTCTCAAAGAAAGCCTTGCCAGCTTCGAAGCTCAGAAAAAACTTCTGATGGATTACCTCCAAACCGTTACCGGTGAAGCTAAAGACAAGCTCATAGAAGATATTCAGAAGGTGGAAGAGCAGATGACCAAGATAAAAGAGCAAATCGATGGTTTAAATAAGCCTACAACAGAAGATCCACAAGCAGGCTCAGAACTCGAAAGGGTAGATGTACTGGGCTATAGTGCCAAAGATTGGGAAAATGTCTTTACCAACCTCGATAACGTTCACGCGCGCTTCCGAGCGGTAGAAATGGGTATAGGGGCAATGAACAACGCTTTTAGTATGTTTAGTCAGTTACAGGAGAACCTCAATGCCCGTGAGTTGTCCAAATACACCGCCAATCAGCAAAAGAAAAAACAAGCCCTACTCGACCAACTCAACCAAGGCTATATTTCACAAGCGCAATATCAGAAGGAAGTGCAACGCTTAGATGAGGAAGCTGAAAGCAAGAAAAAGGAACTTGCCCTCAAACAGTTTAAAGCCCAAAAAGCAGCTAATATGCTCAACATCATTGCCAACACCGCTATGGCAGTAATGCGTGCCTATTCGGATGCAGGACCCTTTGCAGGTACAGCACTTGCCGCTATTGTAGGCGCAATAGGTGCAGTACAATTGGGAATTGTAGCAGCACAACAGCCACCAAGCTATGCAAGGGGCGGTTATACCAAGGGCTTAGGTTTTACTGATGAAACAGGCTACGAAGTAGCAGGCGTAGTACACGGCAAGGAATATGTAACTCCTGAGTGGTTATTAGCGGACCCTCAAGTTGCTCGTGTTACCGAGTGGATAGAGGCCAAACGCACAGGAAAGGCGCAAAACACCTATGCTACTGGCGGAGAAGTAGCCCACTCATCAGAACAAGTAGAGCAGTCCGATAAGTCGGACAAATCCAATTTATTCTATCAGTCCGACAGAGAGCTCCGAAGTACCCTCTCCCAGCTGAATACAACTCTTGATCGCATTGAAAAGAATGGAATAGATGCCTACGTGATTGCTGATGCTAAGAATGGTAAAGAAATGCAACGCGCAATTAAAGAATATGAGAATATTAGAGAAAAAAATAGAAGATAATGAATATACAGATTCCCCAAACATATAGTGATTTAACAAGAGAGCAACGTAAGGAGCTATGTTATATTCTTTTAACTTCAATTAATGAAGAAAATTCATTAGATTCGGATATTCCTTTTTACATTATAGAGCTCCTACTTTCGCACTTGCCAAAGCGTACTCAGCATAGGGTACTGCGAGAAGTTCCTTTCTCTACACTTTGGCAATATGCAGAACCTTTTCTCTCTACTGAGAAACTATATCATTTTCCTGACATTACGAAAATGGTTGCTTCTGCACCTCGTTTGGCTAATATTACTATCAAGCAGTTTTCAGTAGCCGATAGTATCTATTATCGACTGCGCTTGTCAAAATTCAAAGACGAAACTCTTTTGCGCCAACTTACTGCCTCCCTCTATTGTTTTAAAGACAAGCCCTTTGATATATTGGAGCTTCCTCAAGTAGCTGAGCAAACCGATAAGGAGGATATTAAGACAGCCTACGAAGTAGCCTTTGCCTACACCTGTTGCAGAGAGTATATCATCAGTAAGTTTCCCAAGGTGTTTTCCTCTCCTAACCCCTCCCAAAAAGGAGAGAAACCCGTATTTAGAAAGGAAGCTGCTTATACGCCATTTTCAAAGATTATTAACGTAATGGCGATGGACCAGCATCAGCCGTTAGGAAATTGGCACCAGTGCAATGCTACACGTGTGTATGATTTCTTTGAAGTTATGACAGAATCTATGATACAAACAGAGAAAAATAATAATTTGAAAAAATAAATTATGTATCTACAACTAAAAAAATACTTTGGTGATTTAGCAGATCAAAACGTCCATATCAAAGACAAAGTTGGGTATTTCTCCCGTGAAATCGCCGAGAAAGAACGCTCGTTCAATGGCATTGCCTCGCCTTTTTTAGCAATATACGACTATGAATTAGGCTTAGATGGTGGCGAACTGAATACTATGGGTAGGCGTAAGCTCACATTCTCTATCATCTATGCTAATGCTCCTCATGATGATTTTGAGGCGCAACAGGAGCTTATCAGTAAAGCCGAAACAATTGCATTGCAATTCCTCTCGCGCATACGTTGGGATAACCACAAGAAGGGGCATTTTCTATATAATTCTTTTGAAAAGGATTTGACGAAAATTTACCCTGTGGAGGACCCGCAGGCACATTTCTTTGGTGTAGATGTAGAAGTACACTTTAAGAACCCTACGCCACTTATTGTTAAACAAGAGGATTGGACAGTACCAGTAGGGTGTAAGTAACGATGAACGATGAATGACGAAAAAGAAATAGGAAATAAAGCAGCAGCAATGTTGCAGAGTGCTCTAAGGAGCGAGACGAGCAGGTTTGGCAAGCACGTTCGTGGCGATAAAAACGCTCTGCAAAACGCCCAAGCTAAACCCCGCTTTCGCACTTCCAAGCGTATTGACGGTACAAAACAGCAATATCTCAGAGGTATTGCTATTGTGATGGGCAAACACGGATTTGTATATCATTATGGTATTGAGCAGGGCAGGTTGCGCAAGGCACACGAGCGCACGCGCCACAAGCCGAAAGAAACGAAGTACCGTGTGAATGCTCACAGCTATCGCAAGGGGCAACCTAAACGCCCATTCATTCAAAGGGTAGTGGACAATAGCCGTGCGGTGGAATACTTAGCTACTGAGATTGCACAAGTGCGCGGTGAGGAGATAGTAACCTACTTAGCGCGAGGCTTGGAGGATAAGGTCTGAATAGTCGGCAGGTAGTTCAGCGTCAATATCACGCAGGTACTTATCGAGGGCAGTAATGGTAGTGTGTCCCGTGATAAGCATTAGTTGGCTCTTAGTCTCGTGAGGTGTGAGCGTTTTCCGAAGCTCTCGGTATAGCTTAGTGATAAAGGTGTGTCGGAAAGAGTAAATGCCGTATTCGCTACCCATATTGAAGACTTCTTTTACTTTCTTAAATCGTTTACTCCAATAGTCCCGTTTGTTTACCTCAGAAGTTTCCCAATATCCTACACCTTGAGGGGCGAACAAAAAGTGATTAGGATTTTCCCCTTTCAGGTGAACAATTTCTTTAAATAGGATTTCGGGAATAATTTTAGTTTTTTGCAGTTTGTTTTTAGCATCTACTACGAGTTGGCGTTCTTCAAAATTGATATTTTTTATCTGTAACCTACACACCTCGATAGGACGTAGAAAATTATAACTTACAAACTTAATAAGCAAAAAGAGTTGTTTATCGTGGGTCTCCAAGTATCTAAAGAGCTCTTCTTCTTGTGATTTTGTGTAGGTTTTATTGCGTTCAGGCTTCACCCTCAGCACAGGTATTTTACTTACAAAGTTCTCTGCAATATATTCGTTTTCTTCTAAAAAAGTAAACAGAATAGAGATACTTGCGCGGAAATTATTGCGGTTCTTAGGACTGGTACGTTGCAATACACTATTGAGGAAGTTGAGTACTGTACGCTTAGTAATCACAGAGAGCACACGCCCTTTAAAACCGTTCTCATACAGCCACTTTTGAAAGTTAAGTAGTCGGTACTTGTGGTCTTTAAAAGAGGTCTCTTTCATTGTAGCTTGGGCGTTTTCCAAGCCTAACTCTAAGGCTTTCTCTATGGTTATTACATTTTCTTCTTCATACCCTTCCTCGTAAGGACTATAGCCATTCTTCAACACATCTTCTACCATATCACGTAGTTGTTTAGCAGCTGCACGGCGTTCTGTCACATCTTGCAATCGGTTGATTCCATAATAGAGAGGCGTCTGCCTCTCCATCTTGTTAGTTTTAGGATTTAGGAATGAGAAGTATACATACCAACGCTTTGTAATATCACCATTAGCGTCGTATATTCGAGGTTTTGTGTAGAGACCTTTGTTTTTCATATCGTATGCGTTTCCGTATGCGTTTGCGTATGCGTTTTTTAATTTTTCATTGAATTTAGACATAAAAAAAGAGTGATTTATGAATATAAACCACTCTATTTCAGTTGCCTAATCTTAGTAGCGGGAACTGGACTCGAACCAGTGACCTTCGGGTTATGAGCCCGACGAGCTACCTACTGCTCTATCCCGCGATTTC